GGAGATCGACTCCATGTCTCAAGATATTGCCAAACTTCGTGATGCCATTGATATGGGTATGGTGAAGCAAGATATGGGGACTTCTCGTATCGCAATGCTTCAGAAAGAGTTACGCGGTGCCATCAAACAACTCAATGATGAGAAAGTCTTGATGGACAAACAGGGACTTATTCTTGCTGGCGCTGATCGCGCTCTACGGGAGATGTTGCTGATCTTCAGAGACGATCCAATTGAAGGGCCATTGCAAGAGGCCTCCATGGGTGTCTGGACCAAGATCCTGCAAGAAGAGTCGTAAAGATTACTGCGCTATGCTTTGGGCATGGCAGGAACCAGTATCTATAGTGTTTATCGGCGAACTGCGCGGGCAGCAGCTCAGCAGCGCGTTGTTAAAAAAACAACTTCTGTTGATGTCGAAAGGGCACGCACTGACTTCGCTTATTTCTGTGATGTTGTAGGCGATAAACCACCTGCACGGCACCACAAGGAATGGCATAAGTACTTATGCACCGGAGAGGATACTGAGTGTTTAATTGGTATTGGAGGACCCAACATTGATATTCTTGCTCCACGAGGTTCTGCTAAATCAACAATCCTTGGCCTTTACACTGCCTGGGCTGTTGGAGTGCATGCGCTCCATAAGAAACCACTAAAAATCCTTTATATTTCTTACACCGTTGACGTTGCGCGTCCTAAGAGTGCAGCGATCAAACGAATCATTGAAGAAAGTAAAACATATAGAGAAATCTTCCCGATGGTTAAGATTGCCAAAGGGATTAATTCTAACGAATACTGGAGTATTGATTGGAAATTTGCAGGCATTAAATCTACTGGTGAAGAAGAATTTACCGTCTGTTGTGCAGGCTTGAAAGGTGCTGTGACCTCGAAACGTTCACACCTTTGTATCATCGATGACGCGATCAAGAGTGCGGACGATATCAAGAACCGCGACATCCGTGCTGCCATGGAGGATAACTGGAACTCGGTTATTGTTCCCACGATGTTTGAAGGTGGGCGGGCGATCTGTTTGGGAACCCGCTTTCGCCACGACGACATTCACAACAGCACTTTCACCCCATCAAATGACTGGGTGCAGATTGTGCAATCAGCAATCACGGTTGATGACCAGGGGGATGAGATCTCCTACTGGCCGGAGATGTGGTCACTGGAGTATCTGCAGGATCGAAGGCGACAGGCGCCGATCGCGTTCAGTTTTCAGTACCAGAACCAGATTGTTCAGACCAGTGAATTGTCGCTTTCACCGGATTTGATTGTCAAAGGAACGATTGCGACGCAGTTTGATGCCCTTGGTGTTGGCGTTGACTTGTCCGCTGGTGTACGGGAACAGAACGACTTCACCGTGTTTGTGATGGGTGGACGTGTCGGAGACAAGATTCACATCATCGATTGCAAGCGGATTCGGATTATGGGCAACCTCGACAAACTCGAGGCTCTGATGGAAATGATGGAGGAATGGGGTGTAGTCCACAAGGATGGCAAACAATACTTCCCCACTGGCAGTAACATCGATATCTGGTCTGAAGCTGTTGCATACCAGGCGTCATTGGAGGCAGACTTCAAACGTATCTGTCTTGGTGAGCACGGGCTTTACAACCTGAATTGGCATGCGGTTAAAGGGTTCCGTGGCGATAAGGTTGCACGCTTTCGAGGCATCATGGGAATGTTTGAGCAGCGCAAGATCATCTTCAACACGTACCGTCGCTTTGGTCCGTTAACAGATGAGATTGTGAACTTTGGCGTGAGTTCCCACGATGACTGCGTTGATGCTTTGGTTTGGCTCTGCAACGGCCTAATGACCAGAGGTAAGTTGGAGCTTCAGTTCTAAGCTGACAAAGGATAAAGTATTTTGGATTTAAACTTAAAGAATCGTTTCCAATGTCCACCGGCTATTTCAACGTAGAGATTGAGCAGGACGCTTATGGTTCTGCTGTCATTCCTCTTCCCGACGAGCTGTGTCATGACATGGCACTTCAACCCAACGAACGGTTTGAAGTCGAAGTCGAAGATGACGTGATTACCCTCAAACGTATTGCTGCTGGCTACGATATTGAAGAATAAACCAGTCCTGAAGCACCCATGAGCGATAGTAAATCTATCCTTGACGCTATCCTCAAATCCGTCGTAAATCACGACGGCAAAGGTTCGGCTGACACCATGCTGGTCAGTTCGCACCTGTCCCAGATGAAGATGTTTGGGATCCGGCAGGGTGTTGAGTTCTATCCGGCACAAGATAACTTCGGTACGCAGCGGTTTGATTTCATCCAGCAGGTCATCAAATTCAACAAGCTGGATGCACGCCTAGACGCCATTTGGGATCGATTCCTGGCGTACGGCAAAGGTCTTTTCTATATTCGTCCCACCAAAAAGACGTATCGGCTGTACTGGTTCGATCGCGACGCTTATCGGACCTATTACTCGCCAGAAGGTGATCTCGAAGAAGTGATCATCATCTATCCCTACAAGGTGAAATCCAGCAAGGGCTTCCGTGGGGTAGGTCTGAATACGGATAAGCGGTACATGCGTCTCCGTATTACCGCCACGGAGATCGAAGAGTTCCACAGCGAGCAAGAGATCAGCTTCGACATGCCCGACATGGAATTCGGGATGTACGACAAGAAGGTCGTTGCCAACAGCATGGAGTTCATTCCGTGTGTCGAAGTCTTCAACAATCCGGACGCATTCGGCACTGACGGCTCCGGTGAGTTCGACGGTATTGCTGAGCAGATCGTCGTCCATGACGAGATGGTTAAGAACATCCGTGCAAACCTCTCGTTCTTTGGTAATCCGACGCTTCTGTCTTCACGTCCTAAGCAGGACATTATTGAGAGCGGGGATCAAGATACTGCGCAACGTCCGAGTATTTCAAGCCAATCAGGTTTTGGCTCTGATTTAAATCTTTTCAGCTCTACTTACAAGCAAGACCCGATCACTCGCCAGGTCTCTGGATATAACGGTCGCCCTGGGCAAGGCATGCGTGTGCCTCGGGTTATTGCCAACCTGGAGCCAACCGATCGTGTTGGTTTTATTACTCCTAACGCTGTAAGTACTGATCAGGCCCGGTATGCCGAACAACTTCGTAGTGAGATCCGGCTTGCTCTAGGCGGTATCGACGACCTTAGCATTACGAATGTAACTGCAACGGAGATTAAATCAGCGTATGGACGGGTAAGTGCAACTGCCAAGAAGAAGTGCTTACAGCTTTATACATACGGCATTTGTAAGTGCTTTGAGTTAATGATCTTCCAGGAGGAGCAGATCTTCCGCAAGTCGTTAGCTTACGCATCTGGAATTAAGTATCCGGCTCCTCCCGAAGATCTGGAAGATGAAGCCGCTCAACAAAAGTATGAGAAGCAGAAAGCTACTTATGAGAAAAAGTTACAGAAGGCCGTTGATACGGCGATCGAGACCAAGGAGATTCCTGATGGTGTTCTTGGGTTAGCGCCTGATGGAGATCGTCAAGTTGATTGGCGATGGATGGGGCCTGTCTATGAAGATACTGCACAGGATAAACTCAATCAATCAATCTTCACGCGCAACCTACAAGAGTTGGGTGTTGATAGCATTGAAGCACTGAAGTATTTATTCCCTTCTAAAACGGACGACGAAATCGCGGGCATGCTCTCCGGTTTCCCGTTCCGAATGGTAGGGGAAGTACAGAGGGCCTATTCCGCATTCATTGATCTCGTAAATCAAGAGATGCGGACACCACATCCGCAGCAACCGAATTTACCGATGGCTGCGGATCCGAGACTTGATCTCACCCCCTTCCTTTACCGAACTCTCGAAAGCCTACAAAAAGAGGTAACTTATGCAGGCCGATACCGCAATGCCGACCCAATCGGCACCCCAAGTATCCCCGACCCAGCCGAGCAGCTACGCGGCTCCGGTGGCGCAGACGGCGGCACAGGCACCAGCGGTTTCAACAACTTCCCAATGGGTGGCTCCCTACCAGCAAGCGGTGGCCCCAGCCCCGCAAATGCAGGCCCAGATGGGGGTGACCGGGTACCAGTCAAGCCCTACAGCGTCGTACCCCCAGTCGTACCAGGAGGCTCCACAAGCGGAGAACCCCTACAAGGAGGCGTTCAACAAGGTGGTCGGGCTCCTGAGTTCGCCCGTCCAATTCCCGTTCCAGGGTCAACAATCGACTCAGAGCCTTCAAGCCGCCCAGGCCAACTACGGTTCCCAGCAAGCAGCCCAGTACAGCAACCTGGGGATGCCGACCTCTATGCCTGGGATCAACAGCAACCAGGCCTACTCCAGCAACTCTTCCCAAACTTCGCAGGAAATCAGCCCCGACCAGCTTCGGGCCAACGGAGTAAGCGAAGCAAGTCTTGAAATCATTGATCATTTCGGTCCTGATGTTCCGAAGATCCTCAATGATTACGCTTGCCAGATCGAGGATGCTCTGATTCAAACCAATCAGCAGCTGATCGAAGCCGTGAACCTGCTGCAGGAACTGTCTGCTGAGCACAAAGCTTATGAGACCATCCTGACTGACCCCGACGTGCTCGCTGATTACACCTGTGAGTTCTTCGGTGAGAACGGTCCTTATCCCATCCCCGATGAGCAAGCTGCCCCTGCTGCTCCTCAGATGGCTCAAGTCGGCCAGCAGTTCCAGCGTCCTGTCGCTCCCCAGCGCCCCGAGATGCCTGCTCCCCCTCAGCCCCAAGCCCAAGGCAATCCCGCTGAGTTCTGGAACAGCTTCGGCAACCTGGCTGATCGCGACCCTGCCAACGCTTGGCGCTATCTGAACGCTGCTCAGCAGAACCCTGAAGTGTTCCGCCAGAAGCTCCTGGTGATGGAGTGATAAGCTCCGTACAGTAAATGTAAAATAAGGGGTAGCAAAGGCTGCCCCTTTTTTATTAACAGAATATTGTTATGGCTTCGAAAAAAGCAAGCGCCAGGGAAAGAGCAGACCAATTCATTGCAGCAGTCGGTACCGCAGGTGGTCCGATTGGCTCTCCTGGTCTTGTTTATTTTGGTGCAGGTGATTTGGCCCGTCAAGTTCAATCTGGAATGATTGACGAGTATGCCGCTCTTCGCAGGTCGAATGGCGGTCCTGGCGTCGGTACTCCGAACGCCCCTCAGCCGCCGATGCCGCAGGATTTAGATGCTGCTTATCTGAAGTTGAACCTTCCTGGTTCTCCTCTTCCCCGCAATGGCCTGCTGATGCCTCAATTCAGTCGTTCCGCTGAAATGATTCAAAATCAGATCCAAGCGAACGAGCAGATGATGCTGACTCAGTACATGCCACCCACCGGTCAACTTCCGATGGGTATTCAACCTCCCATGCCCCAAAAGAAAGGTCGCCGCTGATGGATTCCGCAAAAGCCAAAAAAGCTGTAAAGAAGTCTTCAGCACGTAAGGCTTCCGCTCAAGAAAAAGAGATGGCCGCTCTGCAGATGAATGCTGCACTGGAAGCTGCTGGTCAAGGTGTAATTGACCCTGAGCTCCAAGCTGCTGCCCCTGCAATGCAGCCTGCTGACGGTTATGTCACTCCGTACCACCGTATGGGTGCAATGCCCCCTACGGCCTACGCAGAGTACAACCAGGTCATGGCGCCTAACATTAGTGGGATGATTAATCCTGTAGCTTAATAAACAGGATTGATAAACCGTTGCTATAATTTTCTTCAAGTGGAACTTAAAATTCCATTTTTTGAGGATTTTTGTCCTCGGGTGTCAGCACAACCTACGCTGAGAAACCAACATGTTTATTGATAACGATTTCCCCAAGCTGTTGGGCGCGGAGCTGTACCGTCCCCACCCAGCTTATATCGTGGAGATGGCGGCTGAGCCCGTAGTCGTTCACGATTTCACCAAACAGCCCGGTCAAACCGTTCAGCTGGATCGTTACCGCTTCTTCGGTAACCCTGGCACGAAGACCAGCCGCGAGCGTACCCAGGATCAAACCATCGGTACCGCCAACAGCCGGTCGATCGTTAAGGACAAAGTGCTGGTGTCTCTGCGTGAGTACACCGGTCCTGCCGACCCGAACAACTCCAACCTCCCGAGCACCTTCAAGATCGCTCGCGAGACTCTGATGACCGCTCAGCGTCTGCTGCTGGACGCCGGGAACCTCAACATGTTCCACCAGTCCATCGGTTCGCTGACCCTGCTGGACGACTATCGTCGTTGGCGCGATCGCGTCTTCCTCGACGAATTCGCCAAAGCTGAGTCCCGTGGCGCTTCTTCCGACAGCCAGGGTGGTTACTACTACCCCAACGGTAAGACCCGCTCCAGCTCCACCGCTCTGAACTCCTACTCTGCTACTGAGTACGCTTCTGAGCGTTTCAAGTTCAACGTTAAGACCGACCTTCTGGAAGTCGTCAAGCAGCTGCGCAAGCGCAACGTGCCTGTGTTCGCTGATGGCTACTACCGTTGTATCGCCGATCCCTCCTTCATGAAGGATCTGCGTGCTGACCAAGGCTTCCGTGAAGTCGCCCGTTATCCCGGCATGGGCCAAGGCAACCCCCTGATGGGCGCCATGGGTCCCAACGGCGCTATCTACGGTGGCGGTCAGTATGGCCAAGCCCAATTCGTGGCTGGCGAGCCCGTGATGCCTTCCGGCTTCGTGTTTGAAGGTGTTCGCTTCTTCGAATCCACCAACTTTGCCGCCAAGGAAATTTCCGTGGACATCGGCAGCGGCGGTGGTGCTGCAACCCGCACTACTCCTCCGGCACTGTTCTTCGGTCCTCAGGCTGTTGGTGTTGGCATCGGCGGTCCTAACGCTCAGGTTCTGATCAACAACAACGACGACTTCAGCCGCTTCATCATCCTGATTTGGCAGCTGTACGCCGGTTTCGCGAACCTGAACAAGGACTTCGTGACTTCCGCCTTCACCATCGTCGAGTGATAAGGAGGTAATCAACCAATGGCAACTTACAAAGAAGAAGCTGGTGCTATTCTTCAGCCCGGCAACCAAATCAACCGCCTGTCCTCCTATAACACTGAAGGTGTTTATGGCTGGCCCGGCGTCGAGGCTTATGAACTGATCGGTTACGTCAAGGTTTCTAACCTGTCCGCAGCCAAGGCCAGCTTCAAGAGCTTCGACCTCACCA